AGGGGGGACACCGCTGAAGGTGCAGTCCCTTTGGTCTGATTTACAAGGTTGCGCCTGTGATATGCTCAGCATACAAAGGCATATTACCTTCAGACCTTGTAATGAAATATACCGAACCAAACGGTCTTTACAAAATGGAAATAGATATGGTCGTTGCTGCAGAAATGCAGGACCAAATTGCTGCTGCTTCAGAGAAGGCTCAATCCAGAAAAGGAGGCGGGTCAAAGAATGCTCGTTCAAAGTGGGAAAAGCGCAAGCAAAAGAGAGCAAAACGATTAAACGAGCAACAGGGTATCTGAGATATAACAGGGGGTGAGTGAGTGGCAACCACAGGCGCAGCAATGGTAATGTTTGAAGTGGTCGGAACATTTCAAGCAAAAAGACTCCTATCTGATGCACGAGCACAGATGAACATAATGAACGCTATTATGCTTAACGGTATGGTGGGTGTTTTTCAAGCAGTAGACCAAGTTACTCAACAGGTTCAAGGCTTAGTGGATGCTACTGTCCCCTTAGCACAAGAGTTTGCCGAGGCTCGTATTCAATTTGACAAGTTTATGGGTGAAACCGACGACTTAGACGGAGTTCGCCAAGAAGTTATTGATATTGGTTTGGCTTTTGGATATACTGCTAATGAAGCACTTAAGGCTGGTGCTAAAATGGCTCAGCTCAAAGATGTTATCGGTGGTGAAGGTTCAGTTACTGCTGCTACTGAGGTTGGTATTAAGTTTGCGTTGATTGGTGATATGGAAACTCAAGACGCTATGCAAAAAATGGTAAACCTGCAACAGCAGACTAACTTCATGTTTAGTAAAATGTCATCTGCTCAAATTGAGGCTATGACTGCTGAACAAAGAGCGAATCTCGTTAGACAAAACAGCATGGAATTACTTACTCAGTTAAACACAGTAGAAAACAGAAGCGCTGCTACTATGCAACAATTGACCTTCGTTATGAATCAGTTCGCAAGCCAAGCGCACATGACAGGCGAAAGTATTGCTGATATGGCTGCAAATGCGGCTGTATTGATAGAATCTGGTGAAGAGATGGGTAAGGCTGGTCGTGCTTTGCGTATGATTTATGCTCGTTTAGGTTCTAATACTCAAGACAACAATGAATTACTTGCGAGTTATGGAGTTCAAGTAAAGACTACTACTGGTGAATTAAGACCTCTTAGCGACATTGTTCAAGACTTGGCTGCATCATACCCTGAAATGACAAAGGCTCAACAACAGCAAGTGGCTCAGTTGGTTGCTGGAAACGACCACTATGTAAGATTCCTTAAATTGGTTGCTGGTGCTGAAAGACAACAATTACTATCCACTCAGGCTGCTCTTGGGTTAGCAGATGCTCAAGATGAAGTAAATCTCAAATTAGAAGACCAGGCTATTGAACTCCGAAAGATTCAAGCAGAACTTAAAAATACAGAGGCTCTTTTAGGTGAAGCGTTCATCCCCGCTCAAATAAAGTCAACAAAACAGCAAGTCTCATTTAACAAGGCTATACATGACTTCTATACAGAAGCAGATTTACTAACAAATCCTCTTGGTTCTGTAATCAAGGCTGGTATGGATATGGCTTTTCACTTTCAAAGGGTTCAAAAGGTATTAGGGCCTGTTGTTGAAGCCATGCTCAACCTTAAATCCCTTAGCGTTGCTATGGAAACTCAACAAACGATTATGAGGGCTATGCAGGGTGAACAATTAGTCAATCAAAGTATGTATCAGGCTGCTAACATAAGTCAGGCTCATACAAATGAATTAGTCCATCAAGAGTTTCAAGCACGACAAAGAATGGGTCATTTAGCAGAAACAATGCTATTCCTTTCAAAAGAAACACGAGATATTAACGAACAAGAGTTAATGCTCGTTCATGCTCAAATGGGAGAAAGAAACGCTATCCTTCAATTAGAGGCTCAAAAAAACCAATTGTTAAAAAGCCAAGAAGGTATAGAAACAACCTTAATGGCAGCAATCAGAGCAGCAAGAACCGACAAAGAAGGTATGGTTGCTGCTGCTCATGCTCATGCTGCAGTAAACAACACTTTGTCAATACAAGAAGAAGAAAGGCTCAAAATGAGTCTTATTCAGCGACAAGCAGCACTTCAACAATCCGAATCCTTACTACAAGCAGAAAACAACCGCCACGCTTTGTTTATGTCAAAGGTATTACCTGGCGAAACAAAGGTCTATAATGTAAAGGCTCTTGGTTTTCAACTCGCTCTTGAAGCAGCCAAAGTGGATAATTTAAGTGAAGCAGTCCAACAACAAATTGTCAGTGGAAAAATGACAGAGGTTGAATTAACCAAAGAATCAGTTGCTCAGAAAAGACTTGAGAAAAACCTTGCAAAAATAATGAAGGATGAACAAATAGATATGCAAAAGTCCACTATTGCTCAAATGGCTCAACGACTCCTCCAAAGTCAATCATTGAATCAATCAATGATGACTTATGCTGATTTACAGTTGGCTATCAATGTTTTAGATTCTGAACAAGCACTTATTCTTGACGGGTTGGTTCAAAAGAAAATGGTGAATAATGAAATATCTGAATATGAGTTGCAAATCATTCAGGCAATGATTCCCCTAATGGATAAATACAATGTCACTACAATGGAACAAGCGCAACGCCTTTACCAAAAGGTTCAAGCAGCAGCTCAAGCAGCAGAATCAGATAGGCAATTGGCTGCTGCAGCTGGTATAGTTCAAAAATCAATGATGAAAATGTCAGCTGGATTGGGTGCTGCTTCTGGTATCATTACTTTGTTTGACGATTCAGCAAAGGGTGCGAAAATCAGCATGGCTCTTATGACTCCTGTTATGCTCATATCCACTATTCAGATGATTCAGATGACAAACGCCATGATGGCTCAATCAGGAATGTCAAATAAATTAACAGTAGATAAGACTGTTGAAGGCTTCGCTTGGTGGTTTACTGCAGCTGGAATTTCTGCTGCTAAAACAGCACTGTTAAACTTTGCGGCTGCTGCGTGGCCTATTCTCTTAGTCACAGTTGCTTTGACTGGAGCCATGTATTTGTTTATGGATTCTGCAAGCGCTGCTTCTGAAAGTGTGGTGGAAATGAACGATGCAGTTACAGACAGCCTTTCAATCCTAAGTCAATTAGAAAACATTGGTATTTCAGAATCCCTTGACGATGTTCCTGCAGCAGTTACTGCTGCGTTTATTGAGGCTGGAGTTGACCCATCAACCATTATGAAAATGAATGTTGAAGACATTGCAAATACCATTGATGTTGTCAAAGACGCTATGGCTGATTTAGAAGATAAGATGGGTGATGGCGCAACCATGCAGGAAAGGATTTACCAGCAACAATGGGAAGCAGCCAATAAATACATAGGTGCTTTGAAAACTCAAGAAACTTTCTTAATTGCTCAACTCGTATTAGTGGGTGAAATAGCAGCTGCTAACGATAAAATGGCTGACCATGCTGCACAAAATGCTGAATCAGCATTAGAGCAATTTTCAGATGCACATGGCGACGCTTATGATGATATAGGTTGGTTTGGTTGGGGAACGGGTGACTTTGTTGAAGAAGCAAACTCAAGTGGCAGAGATGCTGCAGCTGCTCTTATTGTTGCCTTTCAAAAATCAATGGATGAAAATTATGATGCTGGCGAGGTTGAAGACCTCTTAGAAGTATTGGGTAATTTAGATGAAGGGTGGATGAGTCTTTATGATAATAAAGTCGCATCCTCAGGAAAAGACACAGAAGAGTTTATGGATTTCCTCAAAGACTATGACACAAGCGACTTAAAAATGCTCGCTAAGGCTCTTGACGACACAGGAGACTTTAATACAGGTGACGCTAAAGAGATTAAGAAAGTTATTGATGAATTAGAAGACTCATTTGAAATGACTGCTGAAGATGCTCAATTGCTCGTTGATGTAATAAGCGATTTGGGTTCTGGTGCTGCAGCTGAGGCTATTGACGACGCTGCAACTGAAGTGGAACACTTAGGAGAAGCAATAGGCGAGTTCAACAACAACCGTGAAGCAATGTTCTTTGGATTATCTCAATCAGGATTTACAGGGGAGTTTGTAAAACAAGTTAAAAATCAAGGGGTTGAAAACCTTATTGCTAATACCGAATTGATAGTGAACAATAACTTTAATGGTATGTCACTCCCTGAAATGGTTGAAGAAGTAACTGATGGCGTAGTGGAGAGGCTGGTTCAGGCTGGCGTAGTGGAAGTAGGTGCATATTGATGAGCAAAAGTATAGACAGAAAGTATTCAGTTATGATTGCAGGTTATTACGACGACTTTAATGCAAGCCGAGCAATCGCTGATGATGAGAATAACCCCAACATTACAGGGACTCATACACATGCTAATTCACATCATGGAAACCCAACAAACGGTGAAGCCCGTTTGAATCCCCGATACAAAAAGTCCTATAAGGAACGGCTTCTTGGTGATGAAACTCACAATTCAGGTGCTCATGAGTGGCTGACAAATGACCCAAGCAGAAACTATTCTTATCAATGGGAGGGGCGAGCTCAACCTTCTTATCCCGATGGTTTTACTCAAGGTAATAGAAGAAAGTTTGGAGCTGATAACGCACTCCCCTCATACCAACTGCTAACCAATGGATATAATACATCTGGTCATTATAGCGTTTATCTTGGTGAAACCGACCCTTCATACGGTAAATCAGACCTAATCCCCCATTTGGGTCAAAGAACAACTGGAAATGGTGCTTTATGGATAGGTGGTGGGCTAAATGCAGGTTCACAATCAACCAATCCAATTATGCAATATGCTTCTCTGTGCAATGTTCATTTAGGAGAAATATCTCCTGTGAATCCTGACCACATTACCACAGCAAATCAAGGCACATTATCAAATGGTGCAGCTGGAGACCCATTTGCTAAGGCTATTTTAGAACCTATTGAATCATTGGATTCTGGAAAACCATTTTTGACTGTCACTACTCATACTCCTGAAAATAAGGATATTCGGGTTGTTTCCTATGCAAACAATTTAGGAGCAACAGGAGATAATGACATTTTTGGAATAAGAATGGCTTGGCGTAATTGGACTGGGTATGACAATGGTGCAACTCCACCTGTCGTTTATACAATAGAATGTGGTTTTCATAAAGCAGCATTTAGCGACGATGCAGGATATACAATTACTCCAGCTGCAACACACACATTTACTACTGCTAAAAGAGATACTGCACCTATCCCAGGTCCCTATGTAGCAAGAATAACAGAAGCAACTGGTGTTAAACCAGGTTATGAAGACAGAAGCCCTTGGATGAAAAACTCCGCTATGGTTGGAACAGGGACAACAATAGGTAATGCAAATGCTCAAATGATAGGTGAAGGGTTTGATAATGGAGGGACAACAGTCCCTTCTAATAATGAAATCGTTAATGCTGATTCAGTAAAGAGGTGGCAGACAGAACAGATCTGGAATGACTTTGAGTTCAAGTTTAATTTTACTGCAGGGACTTATGATGTATTACATGACGGAATTGTTATTGATGCAGGAAAAACAATAGGCACTAATCCACTTACAGGTGTTGCTTATACTGCTGAAGAAATGTATGGTTGGCAGGTCAAACTCAATTCTGGCGTTAATGACGGTTTAGTTTCAGTTGGAACAGATACAGACCAATCAAAACTCACGACCATGTTTGATAGGGCGTATATGTGGAAAGAAGTCGCTGACCCAACTGGTTCTGGAGGGCAGCTCGTCACTCTTGACAATATGAAGGTAATGTATAGAAGTAATGGTATTTCAAACCTAACTCTTAAGGTATGTGATGCGAGCGATAACCTGAACATATTTAGTGTGTTTCAACAAGAAACAAACCAACTGCAGGAATTGCTGTTATTCCGTGATAATATCCACCGTTGTATTTGGCGAGGTCATGTTGAAAAGTTAGGTGTAAATCAATCAAAGCCTGGTATGAAAGATATAACCATAAATGCTCGTGATTTCCTGGCTTCTATGGATAGGAGTTTACCAATATGGGAGATAGGTCAAGGTGGAGAAATAGACGACACAGAACCCGTTGGCTGGAGACCCTATGAATCTTCTAATTTTGTTGAAAAAATGCACTTTGGAGTTCAATCGCTACAAAGAGGAACAAAAACTTTAGGATTTGACGCACCAAATTATACAGCAGAAGCCTCATCAAGAATGAGACTTCATTCAGCTCATCCGATTCAAATGTATAATGAAGAAGGTGGTGCTCCAAATCAGATTTACAGGTATTCAGGAAACTATTCTAAATTGATGTTTGAAAAACCAAGCGAATTATACGCTAATTCTCACGGCATGACTAATCCTCTAAGAGTCCATGCAACAGCACACGGTTATGTTGATGGAGAAACCATGACTATTACCGATACAACAAACTACAACGGAACATACACCGTCAGAGACCCTGAATTGGACTTTTTCTATATTGATAAGGCTTATACTGCTACAGGTAAAATCCTTAGCATTTCAAATAATCTAAATTATGACAGTTCTTCTGCATGTCAGACTTTTAATAACAAATGGAAAATTGTTTTTGAAGACAGTTATATTACTCCAGCTCATAATGGAGGTCCATCAACCCGACCAATTATGGGTAAAGAACAGATTGTAATAAGCGACACTAAGGTTTTAAGGGGAGCGAGCATTTCTGGTGAAAGGGATAAAAGGACTGACGCATTCAAAACTACCTCCACTACAACTGCTGGCGGTATAACTGTTGAAGCCAGAGACAGGACTACGAGTAATTTATCTGGGCAAGTCCTTGATTTGATGTGGCCGACATATAACAGACATACTTCAAACTCCATCCACAATAGTCAATCTGGCGGGAGTCTAAATGTAAAGATTCGTTCCAGTCCAGCAACCTTTGCTTATGGTTCGCACCCAACAACAAAGACATATTCTTGTAAAGACACAGTTGCTGAAGTATCACTGCACTCTGCTCATCCTGGATATGGGAGACAATCATCTCCAAGCATCCCCTATGATAGCCTATACCGAGCCTTTGGGTTTAATAAATTACCAGGACCTTCAGCATCGGGAGACAGCTGGCATGGAGCAAGTTTTGATAGCACTACAATGTCAACAAGAACTCAAGCCGAGTGGGAAGCCGATGTATCAATGGCGCAAATCAACTGCAAAGGCTCTAATCCGATGGCTAATTTTACAGGACCTTCAAACAATCTTGTTCATGGAGGACCTTTTGCTGTTGGTGGAGCATCATATACTGTTAATAACCAAATAACAAGACTGTATTTTGACAATGCAGATGAAATCAATACGACTGATTTGTATTTAGGACAAAAAATTGTTTTACGCTATGCTCGTGATGACGGAGTAATGCTGCAGCCTGCAGCTGGCAGAAACTCAGCAGGTGGTACTCAACCAAAACAAACTCAATTACTCGTCATGGTGTTTGAAATAACAGGCTGGGCAAATATGCTTGGGACTCAGGTAAATCAGAATGCTTGGAATGCTCAAACGCATTACCTTGATGTTGTGCAGGTTAATTTGCCTTCTGGCTCAGGTTCAGGAAACGACCAAGTTATGACTTATGATTGGTTGGATTGTATGCACCCTCAAAATGCAGGAAATGGTTCTCCATCAGGTTCAGCAGGTTTCGCTCGTTGGTTCTTAATGGATTCATACGACTTAGAATACAGCAACGAAGTGGGGGTTGGGACTGTTTCAATCGCAAACGCTTCATTAGCCCAACCGACAGTTCAACGAAACATTCATTCACGATGGATTCAAGACCTTCCTAAATCGTTATGGTTTCAAAAGACCTTCGGGAATATCAAACCTACAAAGGCAACGACAGGAATTACTTCTTCTGGAACTGATAAACCAGACGCTACAATGACGAGTTCAACCTTTAACCCATCACCATACTCAAACGGAGGACAAATAATCCTTGACAGAAGACTTAAGGTGAACAGCAAAATTACTGCTATGGCTTCTGCTGGTGGAGTTGGCGAGTTTGTAAATCCAGATGGAACAGTTGATGGATTTACATTTACAGGCCTTAGCAATTTATCAAATGGTGGCTACGCCAGAATTAACGGTGTTAAGTTTGCGACTCAATCTCACCCTGGAGGAACAATTGTTAGAATCAGAGAAATTGATAACGATTACAAACACATTTGGATTCTCTGGGCTGATATGCGAAACGATGGTAATGCAGATGCTGATGGCGGAAGTCGTAAATCCGACTTTGGTTTAATGATGCCGATAGGAGATAATTACAATGTCAGTTTAGAATATGTTGATTCAGAAGAGATTGACGGGACTCCAATGAAGTTTGCTGATTTGAGAATAGGAGAAGACCTTGATATTTGGGAATTAGACGCAACAAAAGAGCCTGAAACTCAAGCAGCCTGGTCTGCTCTTCCTGGAGCATCTAACACCGAATCAAACAGTGAATATCATAATTGGGAAAACAAGGCTGGTGCATTCCTTGTTGTTGATACAAGCAAGTTTTGGAATATCAATACTGAAGCAAACGCAGGTAAAACAGGTAAAAATGGTGGTGGTCGTACTGACCTCCAAGACTACTTCGCAGTTAACCTTTCCCCATCAGGACCAATTATGCAAGACAATTATTGGATTGAAGCAATGAACAGTTATAAGAATGTTCAGGCACCATTTAATCCTCATCCAAACCAACTGGATTTTATACATGATGCTTCTCTCTTATCCGCAGATTTGGAGTTAACCAGCCACGCCCCAGGTGGAGGACACATCTATTTAGAAGATGTGTCTCAATTTCGGGATTCAGGAATAGGGAGAATTGTTGCTTCAGATGGTTCAGGAACACAGCGAATGGAATACACCTATTGGTTTGTATGGAGGAATAGAAATACTTCTTTGAACAGATTAGAACAAGTTAGGTCAATTATGATGCAACCAGCTGACTTAAGCAATATAGCATTAAGAGCATCACACATGGCTTCTTTACAAGCAGCACTTACTGGCGGTTATAGCGGATTAGCAAATGTAAATGAGATTCTTCTTGACGATTATGACAGCGTTACTGCTTACAATACATTAGCCCCAATAAACGGAATGCTGTTTATGATGCGTATTTCTGGTAAAATTGAAACTAAAAACAGTGGGACTTGGTATGAACATGACAAAATGAGATTCCTTGATATGGCTTCTCAAACAAAGCATTGGCTCGGAAAGAGCCAAACAACGGGTATTACTGATATAACAAATACTCCAATTACAAAGGACATTAACATTAACGCCCAATCATGGTATTGGAGTTCATCTGGAACCACAGATACTTATGGTTCAGCCACTAACTGTAAAGGAGAATCAAATATGTCTTCAATCGCTAAAATACAAAAGTCAAGTGGTGTCGGTGTAGGTGGTACTGGTTTGACATATACCTATCAAATAGGCAGGGATGGAAGGCTTGAGTTCAGACCAGGTTATTCATCCTTCTTTAATTTTACCAGAGGCACTCTTAGCATTTCAGACTTGAGAACCAGCGTTCAAACAAAGGTCACTAATGTCAGACTTTACTTCAATGGCTCAAAATCATTTATTGATTATCCCGAAACTGTAGGTGATGAAAATATCAGGTGGAAAATAATTGATATGCCTGATGTCGGAACAGTTGCTGAAGCAAAATATATCGCAAAGCAGGAATACCTCAAAAATAAAAAAGCACCAATTTCAATAAAGGCGAAAGTAGTGCGTGGATTGACGAGTTCTGATGTGATGCTTGACGGTGCAAGGTATGGCTACATTGCTGACCCCAGCGTGTCAGCATACGGCATGAGAAACCAACATTGGTATAGTCGCACAGACGGAACACATTTCAACGGCAAATGCAATGCTTTAGACGGACAAATTAACAACACCACAGTTGCTGGCGTAGGTTCTTCTGCTCACGACGCAGCATTAGTGGGGACAGATAGTGGCTACCCCAATTCTTTGTTATGGAAAGGCTGGAATTACTGGTTTGGAGCAAATAGTCTATCCAATGCAATTCAATTAGTCCATGCGCCTCAAAACTTCCCCAAATACAGTTCAACGACAGGAAATCAGCTAAGGTTTTTCATAACACTTGATGGGTTTAAGTCTGGTTCTAACATTACTTCTTCATCAACCTTAGAAGAAGCAGCTGCAGCAGTTAAGTTTAGGTTAATCATTATTGACCCCATTTTCAAGGATAGCAACACACGAAATACAGGACTTGAGGCTTCTTTTGGTTATAGGACAGATGGGACTACACCAAATGTATTAGGAGAAGCAGAAGCATACTTTGCAGAACAGCAAGGAGGAATCATATACAACTCAAAAACAAATAAACCTGGAGGTGGGAATTGGGGCTCAAACGACGCACTTGAAGTTATCAATATAACCTCAAATGGTTTTACTGAAGTGGTCGTTCCTCCTATGTATTGGGTTGATGATAATGCACCTTCTGACTCCAATAAAAAACTCATTTTATCAGTTAATTTAGAATATCTCAGGGCTATTCTAAGAAACCGTTGTGGTACTGACCCAACAAAATTAGGCAATATGGCTCATAGTCTGGGAAGTCCTTTGGGTGGGACTTGGGTGACAGAAAGCACTCCTAATACTCATTCTTTATTCCCATTAGGAGGCAGGCATTATGCTGAAATGGGAGCAGGCAATCAAGAACGGTTTATGTGGCAGGCACCGAGATTGATTATCAATGACGATGTTAATTTCAAAACAGCAACTGCAGCAACCTATACAGATTCAACATACGGATTTACAAACAAACCGTTGATTATTAACGACATACAATGGTCTGTTCAAACAGGAGGTAAAGAAACCGTGACAATGGGATTAACTACTGATGAATCTCATTTCCTAAACAACATTGCTACATTTATTGCTCCTCCAACATCTAAAGACCCAGTTAAACCTCCGTCTGGTTCTGGTGGGACAACAAGTGGTCGTGGTGGAGAAGACGGTGAAGAAGGAGAACCTATGCCCGATGACGGCAACCCATCAGGACCAATCCCACAACCGAAGCCGAAACCAAACCCCAACATTCCTCCTGGTTTAGGAGGCGACCAAACAGGATATGCAGCACATACTGCTGGAATGGTTATGGGGGTAAACAATATGTCTTCAGGGATGCTTAACAGAATGAAGGGTAAAATGCAATTCCCTGTAAGTAATGGTGATTGGGCGTTGTTAGGACAAGAAAGACCTTTGGCTGCAGCAATCGGAAGACAAACTTTAGTTTCTAATGACGGTGCGTTTACTCCATCAAGCGGTACTGCAGCACTTAGCGAAACTGGAATTACTTTACCTGGGCAACCAAGCACTGTTGATTCAGCGCAAAAAGAAGTATCAGAAGTATCTGGAATACAAATTATCCCTGCAACCGTAGCATCAAACTTAGTAAGTATTAACTGCGGAATAACCTTTAGTGGAGAATCAGACAAACCAAACCCCAACGAAAAACTTTCTGAATCGGGAATTAACCCAAATGAACAGTATATTGACGGACAAGCAGTTGTTTATACAACAGTCACATGTCTTGAAACTGGAGATACTAACACCCAACAAACAGAAATCCCTTTACTTGCGAGCAGCGGAAAACAAAACCTGTTTTCAAAGAAGGTGACTGGTGCTGATGTGCCTGGAAACCACTTAGAAATAAAAATTGAAAGGGTTGCTGGTGAAGGAGACGATTCTGCTCATTATGGTGCGATAAAACTCAGCTCAATTTCAGTGGAAATGGATATAGCAAATGATATCTCGCCTAACGCAAGTGATTATTTCAACACAGCATGAGGGATATTATGTTTTTACAAATAGTATCTGGTATTGAAAATGCTGAAGAAGTGTGGGGCAGCTCCATTATGTGTCCGACTGAAAAAGGTTATCCACCTCTTTTTGATGGTGCTATGTATTGGTTTTTGTATGAGGGGGACATTCCCGTTGCATATACCTGCACATCATATATTGACTCATTTATTTTGGTCGGAAACACCTATGTTAGAAAGGAGTTTAGAGGTAAAGGTTATCATAAGCAGATTTTACAGGAAAGGAATAAACGAATTAGAAAACCTTATGTCGCTGTATTAAATCCAATTGAAGAATCAAAAATGAGTCAGTTAAAGAGGGTCGTGAGCGATTTGGGTTATATTAGGCTTTGTCAATCTATGGCTGAGGAAATTATGTCTTTAGACACTTGGCTCAATCATTTTAGCAACAGAGAAGTATGGTGGGCGACACCCCCTGAAAAATAAAAAGAATAAAGGAATCGCCTCACAGCTCCACTTTTATTGTTTTTTTAATTAGAAAAAGAATATAAACAACAGGAATTACTCCTTGATGCTGTTTCTTAAATCCAATATAGATTTTGCTTTTGCTCTTCCTATGCCCCTTACAGCCATTAACTGTTTTTGAGTCCTTCGGCTATTGAGCAGTTTTGTTAAAGAACCAAACTTGTCTAAGAGGTCAGCAGCGTTTTGAACACTAATTCCTTTTACTGCAGATAGAGCAGCAATTCTGTTATCAGTATTTTGCCCTGCTCTTCTTTTATCATATACCACCGTTGGGGCAGACATACCTGCAACGGTTTTTTGATAATGAGTAGCAGATAAAAACTCCACCATCTCATCCATACTTTCTAATTCCATGTATTTGATTTTGGGAAAGTTAGAGTAAAACTCACGCTTAAACTTTCTAATTACAGCCACCATACGAGCCATCTCCCTGACAGCCTCTTTTCCGTTTAGATACCTGCCTCTTTTCATCGGTTTTAGTTTTCTGTTATAGACTACGAGCATTGGCTCTTCAAAAGTTTCTTGCAGTTCAATCAGTTGACCTACAATTGTTCTGCTACGACCATGACCCATGATTGAATGATACAGGTCATTTATCTCCTTTGCTTCAATACCTGTTTTTCCTATGACATAATCGCCAGATTTCATCCTTCGGATTTCAGCATATCCTCTATTATCAAGTTTTGAGTCACCACACTTGGCGAGGATTTTTTGAATAATAGTGGGATTTTCCCTGTCATCAACAAGAAGCATTAAAAAGAGCGTTGAGTATAAACTCATATAAAGGCTTCATAGGTATTGGGGTTTGAGATACCACGAGGCAACAGTCATTCCCTCCTTACCCAGATGACCCTGCCATGATTCTTCTAAAACTTCAAATCGCTCATCCCAGCGTAAAACTTGACCAGCAGCAAGAGCATTAGGGACACCTTTTGTTCCCCGATAACCATTACTCAATTGATATGAAATATACTTGTCAATTAACTCAACCACGAGATAATCATCTCCTGTTTCTTGTATCAATTTAGCAGAGAAATCCCTGAATCGCTTAAACTTCTTGGCCTTCATAATATCACTCCAATGTCCCGTCGTCTCTCCAACAACTGCTCTTACACCATCCTCTTCTTTGTATTGTCCTACAAGATGGAGGATTCTTGAGTTTCATACACGACTTGACTCCTTGACGAGTAATATGTGGGTTATAGTCTATCCAATCCAGCGTTTCAATATACGCAACAATTGAGTCTTCAATCTCCTTAGTCTGTATTGGTGAAATTGTATCTGGGTCTGCAAACCAGCGCATATTATGAGCCATTTCAGTTACCAAGAATATACGAGCCTTATGTTCAGGGTTAGGTTGCTTAATGAGACTGTTGATACAAGGAGGTAAAGGCACTTCACCTGCAATCCCAACCGAAAAAGCCCCACAAGTGCGTTTAACGGCCTTCTTTTGCTTTGGGTGGGTATTGACCCAATCAACCAAAGAGAACGCCTTAGAAGCGACGGAAACGCCCATAAACGGGCATCTATCATTATTGGCTTGGGATGGGTGCTTAGGAATGGTATAATCATGGGGATTTGACATAAATGTTGATACATCAATGTTCACAGCCCAACGCTTACGAGAAGGATTGTATGTGCTGGGGATGCGAGTTAACTTTTCAGCATAACCGATACCATCAAGAGAAGGCAAATCACGACCCATATCTGCTTCATATCGCTGTAATTCAGAAGACCAATGCACACCACTAACGCTTGAAGAGAACATCTGGTGAACATGAAAACCACGACCTGTTGCTACTACTCTCACATCGGAGTCGGGATAGTCCTCATAAATGCGCTTTAAGAGCAAAGCCACATCGTCTTTGACTTGAGGCATATCAACACCATTATGACCCAAATCAAAATCCCACCATGCTCTGTCAATGACTGCAGTTGAGTAGTCTGGTTTGTTATCAGGATGGAGTTTCTTGAACCCATATAGGGAAGTGTAGCATGAGGACTTATCTGCTAAGAATGATAAATACTTCTTGAAGTCCCGCTGATTGTAGCACATTGACCTCTTAAGCCCTATTTGCCTCGGAAAGACTAACTCCATATTATCACTCCGAGTTTCTTAAGGCTTGGTAATGACCGCAGGTATTACAGACGAGTGTGACTCCAGCACCTTCTCTGCCTAACAAAATCGTCTTAGAGCCATTTATTTCCTGTTCAGCGTCGCACTCGTCGCATACAAAAGTTTCTTTCACGCTAACATCTCCTGTTCGCAGCCTAAGTGGTATTCGCACCATTCGGGGCAGTAGTATTCCGACCATGACATAGGCCACTCTTCAAGGGTAATAAAATGTGCGGTCTTTCCTATTTTAACAGTTCCGAGTTTGTATGAACGCTTGTTGTATTTCTCAACATAGGCAACCCCGCTGGTTGTTCCCCACAAGACTTCTTTACCTTTGGAGGATTGCAGTTTCATTGCTACATCAACATTGGTTGCATCAGGAGCAATAACCATATACCGACAGTCTTCAACATCATACCCTGCTTTACCAAGCATATAACGATAAAAATTGAGTTCTTTGCGTGTGCGAGATACCTTACTTGAACCGAGTTCACCTGTCTTCAATTCAACAATGATGAGTCGCCCCTCTTTGTCTTTGAAAACTCCGTCAATTTTACCAACGAGCAAAACATCATAGGAATGAGTGTTGCCGTCTTCATCCTCATATTCTACTGTATCTCGGATTTCATGCTTATACTCTGCTTCAACCAATTCCCAATCAGGGTATTTGTCATAAATCTCAATCATCAATTCATCAAGAGCGTCAATGCCTAAATCAGTTTCACCCATCTTACGGGCAACATCAGCAACAGTCATATCGGCTTCGGACAATAATGAGTTTTCAAGGACTTGGTGAATCATTGAGCCACGAACCATAGCATCGTTAGGAGGTGGGGATAGTCGCATAATGTAATTCCAGTAATACAGTCGGGGACACTTGTTGTATGTTCCGAATGAAGACTTGCTGATTCTGAGGACTTCAGATTCCGAAGGGTTATAGGAAGTGGCTACTTCAGTCATTCCGCTTCACCACTTGAAACTTGAGGCACTTCTGAAGGATATTCCTCTTCATTGTTAAAGTCGTGATTGATGAGTTCTTCCCATACTTCAGCCTGATGCTCCATTAACCACATACACATTTTGGTATTGGTATTGGAGAGAACCATCAATTGAGTTATTAGATTCTTAAATCGTGCCTGCAATTGCTTCTTAGGGATTCTTGAAATGTCAAGAGTCCCGTTGTAAATACCAAAATCAGTCTTATCCAGCATATTCATTCATCCTTTGTATTGAGGTGTGCATCCCATCCCCTCTCCATTACATATTGTTGGGCTTGACCTGAAGTGTATATACGGAATATACGCAGACCAGGCACTTTACCAGCCTTAGCCCAAAACGCCAACCTATTACCAACCATTCGCTGATTGAAACCATGACAGTTGTTAGGTATCATATTCATTTCCAGCATCCAATCAAAAAAGACCGATGCAGTAAAGGGTATGTCAAGACGGCCAGAAGCCCATGACAGGAGAGCACCCTTAATGCTTCTATCAACAAGTGGTCTTTTACCCGCCATGAATTAAGGTTGTCATAGGGGTATATAATACTATTTATCAACCCAACATTCAAGGCAGAAATCACCATCTATGAGTCCTTCAGGCGTTGGCTTCTTACAAATAGAACATCTGGGGCATAAGCAGATACCAAAAGTCTTAGTATTCATGTTGAGCCTTTGACGCATCATAGGGGGTGGGTTGCGAGATGTTTTGTAATCAACACAGCCACCACACTTATTGCAGTAGGTGATTGTAATACTAAATGTGCTCATAACCATTCAACCTTTGACTTCCCATCACGAGCATTCTCCAATGGTATAATGTCCCATGAGGCAATCTCAAATAAGGGTTTCACTTTGTCAATAATAAACCTCTGGATAATCTGCGAATAACCGATAGTAATGTTAAGTCCGTCAAGGTCTGATGCTTTGTCAAACGCTATGTAATTTCCTTCGCTGTCAAGGGTGGTCTTGAAGTAATCGCCTCCCCGATAACCTTTGCCGAGATAATCATTAGCCCACTTAGCACCAGCAGATGCACCTGATAATACCTTGTATTTGTCAAGGTCTTGGGTGAGTTTGCCCTTCATGGATAAGTCTTCAAGAGGGACATCTCCAGCCATAATGGACTCAATCTTCTGTGCAATCATGTCAATAGGTGGCTCACTTCTGTTGAGTATAGAGTCAATAACATTCTTGACAACCTCCTTCATAGCAGGGGGCATACGGGATTGCTTTATTTCCATACCCTTGAGATACATCTGTGGCTCAACATATTCACCATCAACCCATGATACATTACCAACATATCTGTTCTTGGCTGATATTAACATGGTATTAGCGAACCGTTCAAACTCAGTCTCAATCGGGGACATTCGCTCATTGATAATTCTCATTGCTTTGACACCTTCTTCAGGTGATGGAACGGTGCAGAAGATAGAGTCAGTATGACCGTATATGACTTCATAACCCAGACGCTTACATTCATCTCGTAGTCGGAACAATGTTTGGCGTGAGGTGTATGTGATAGCAGCAGCAACATCGGGATGGTATAGTGCATATTTAGAATCACCAGCGCAACCATACATAGATGCTACAAGGGACTTTGTAGCGTATTGTAGGGCATCATATCGCTTACGCTCGCTATCATCCTTTGCATCCTTCATCAAGCCCTTGTAGTGATTCCTGAGGACAGTCATTTTATCCATTTGGCGACCCAATAGACCACGCTTACCTGATATGTCAAACTTTGAACCATTCCCACAATCAGTTCCGCTGTCGTCAAGAGTTTCCCAACTGATATTATGCAGGTTCACATTTGAGTGATACATGGCCTTAATATCCATGATAGCAACATTGTCATAGACTCCAGGAACAGGTTGTTGAATGTCTGCTCCAGGATAAGGCACTTTAGCGAATTGAGCCTTAGAAGGGATTCTAAGAGTGAAGTCAGGGTCTTGAAGAGCAAGACAGGTGAAAATGCGAGTGATAAATGGTGCTGTTCTAATATCACACTTGACGATTGTCTGGATGGATAGGTAATGCTCTATTGCGTTGTTAAGAGCATTTAACTTAGGCAACAATTCAACATCTAACTGGTTATACTTGAGGTAAAGAGGGAAGTTAGTGAAATAGGTGTCGTGTCCGTCAGGCAATTCTAACTTACGCTCACCAAGACATTCTTCTGCTACATCATCTAACTTGAGGCCAGGCAATTTACCATTCTTCATCTCCCAAAGTTTGCTAAATGCAATCATCAAGTCAATGCAGTTGCGACCAGGAATAGGTTGCGCCCAATCATCAAACTCATATCTAATGCGATTATGGGGACTCATTTTGCGAGCATCCACACCGACTTTACGGCAACGCTCAACGATTTGCTTTAGGTCAGCACCAACAACGAACCAACCCGTTATCACATCTGGGTCATGTCGCCTCATAAAATTGACAAAGTGTGCGAGCAAGGAACGCTCATCATCAAACGCTAAGACAGGATTATCAAAGGTATATTCGCCCACACGCTTATGCTTACCTGCGTCGTAGCCATCGGCAGTAAACCATGTGAACATCTTCTCTGTATAATTGTCATAGACAGACAATAGAGTAATTTTACCTGTTGCGACAGACCACTCACCATCCAAATACCAAATACGGTGTTTGTAATCTGGAATATCAGGATTAGCGTCTGCTAATACACGATTAACGAAGGGGATATTTGCCTCCCATGTCGGACCTGTCTTCTTGAGTTTCCCTATTTCAGATGGGTCATACATAGTAATTTTAGTGAGCGATTCTCCGTAAAGACCCGTATATCCCGCTTCTTTGGAGATTGCTTCAATGTATTGAGCCGACTCGTCTTCAACAAAACAGTAAGGATAGATGTTGCTAATCCGTTCTTCTTTCCTGTCAAGTGTTTCGGGGTCTCTGTATCTGATGATAACAGTCTTACCCTTTCCTCTATCAACAATCATCTCGCCAACTCCAACATGTCTTTTTCATATTGTATTCTATTTTCCTCATCAAAGAAGTATGAACAAGGAGTGCATAATTGCTGAGATTGAGTTGCGATTGAATCACACATCATGCAGATGTGAAAACCACGCTTTGCTAATTCTCTCTTTACGAGCCACTTAATCGGATTCCACATAAATAAACCTCGCAGGTGGGAACGAATGACTGATGAAAACCACGCCACGCCACGCCATCCGAACCCATTCTTAGGTATGAATAGGGGTATATAATGGTTTCTAAGACCTTCGGCCTCTGCCCCGAGTAGGTATTTCAAACCTAACGAGCCATTGGTTGATAGTAGCAGGGGTAACTCCACATGATGTTGCTATGTCGTTCATTGTCCTGTTATTGTTAATGTAGTTAGTGACGAGCCAATCTCGGTCACGGTATGACTTACCTTCATATTTATCCAATTTAACAGTAATGCGATAAGCCTCGCCACTAATGTCAATAATATGTTCAGTCGGGGCTTCTGAATCTGTAATCAATTTGTATGCTAAGTCGGTGAGGAGTGTTTCCATATAAAGAACCACTCAGCTGAGAACATATAAAGCCTT